CAAAGTTATGTGGCGGAGAGCCTCGGAATCGCCCGGGAAACAGTCAATAGGATTATAAAAAAATTTAAATTAAAAGGACTTCTGATGGTAAAATCAGGGAAATACATTGTTCAAAACTGGAGTAAAAAGAGACAAAATGTCACAAAAAAATTTTCTCCTGATGTGACAAAAAGTCACAAAAAAAGTGATAAAATGTCACAGCAAAATGTGACAAAAGATCACACAGGTGTGACAAAAAGTCACAAAAAAAGTGATAAAATGTCACACTACAATAATAACAAGGATATTGCAAGTATTAATAACAAGTATAACAAAGATGCAAACCGTCCTGCTGACGCAGGCCGGGGGTCTCTCTCTGATCCTGAAAAATGCGATCCGGAATTACAAAAAATTTTTGATAAACTATGGCGCCTCTACCCCAGACAGATCGGAGAGATTCAGGCCTATAAAAATTTTAAAACGGCTTATGAAAATAATAATAAAATCGTTCCGGCTATTTTACAGTCTATCAAAAATTATGTCAACTATATCAGACACTTTAAGGTCGAAGAAAAATATGTTCAATACGGCTCTTCTTTTTTTGAATATAAAAACTGGAAGGACTGGCAAAAATATAAAATACAGGTTGAAACAGCTAACGCTTATGAAAATCAATATGAAATGAGGGGAGACTTTTAGTTATGCTACTTAACAGTCAAAAAGAAATTGAGGCAAGAAAAAATTCCAACGGCAAAATAAATTCCTGCCGGACCTGTATGTTTTTCAGCAACGGTCAAAAACATTGTTCTGATCACCGCCGTGAATTATGCAATGATTTTTTTCTGTTGACTTTGGATGAAGTGAATACTGCACTGTCTGTTCCTCAGCGTTTCCGTCCGGCTATTACAAAAAATAGCGAGGCCTGGGGAAAGTTCAATAACGGCAAAAACCTTTTTCTTTATGGGCCAACAGGTACGGGCAAAACTCATGAGGCTTTTGAAATTGCGAAATGTTTTTATATTCGGAATTATCCTGATGAGTTGGCTTTCGGTCTGACAAAAAAAATAATATATATTAGCGAAGGAAAGTTTTTCACGAAGCTTAAAGATTTTCGTATGTATTCCAGAGAGAAAGAATATGCCCGACTTTTTCAGGCTGATCTTATAATCTGGGATGAGTTCGGAGATGCTGACGGCGAGCAATCTGAACGATACCGGCTGATTAATGAGATTTATATTAAACAGCAGCCACGCGTAATATTTGCTACGAATCAGGATATTTCAACACTTCCGGGTAAAATAGGATCTAAGACTGCTGACAGGCTTTATGATATTTGCCAGGGCGGATCTGTTGAGTTTTCAGGTAAAAGCCTCAGGGGGAAAAGAACGGCGTGAGTACAAAAAAGGGAAATTATTACCGGAGGAAAACAAAAGAATTTTTCTCCCGGCTCGGTTATGAAACTGAATACCTGGAAATTTATCAGACTATTTTCAAGCCCGGGCAGGTGATACATTCAAAGCGTGATTTATTCGGTGCTGATGGAATTAGTATGAACGGGGAAGAGATTATTTTCTGGAATAGCGTTGTCGGCAGAAAAAGCATCAGTAGTCATAAAAAGCGGTTTAATAGACACGCTTTCCCTGATAATCCGGCAGTTAAATGCTGTATTGTAATATGGCAGCCGTATAAAAAACCGGAGTTAATGTATTTATGAAAAGCATTGACATTATGGGAATATCCTGTCAGCATTTAAGGGGGGTCTTTTTTGGGAAAGAAAGCAACTGATGCGGAAATATTAAAACGATTAAAAGCTGTTGAAGTAAGGTTATTGCAGAATGATAGTTATTCCGATATTGTTCGATTTTGTACGAAAAAGTATAAAATTACATCGCGTCAGGTTGATAAATATATCCGTAAAATTAAAGATAAATGGACGGAAATTCTTGATAAAGACAGCGAACAGAACTTGAGTAAGGCAATTGTTCAAAGAGAAATGCTGTATAATAAAATAATAAAATCAAAAAAGCTATCTCATAACAAAATTAAAATAGCCCTGAAAATTCTTGATAGTATTGCTAAAATTCAGGGACTTATGATAAATAAAATAGATTTGAAGGGTGAAGTAAAATTTGATCTTTCAAATCTTTCAGATGAAGAGTTAAGGGAGGCTGAGAAAGAGCTTGGAATAAATGACGAGAGCTGAGCGAATTAAGCGTATTTCTATTAAAAGAGAAAGGACGATACGAGATGCCCGGAATGATTTTTATAAATTTTGTCAGGCGATTGATCCTGATTTTTATCTTCCGGGGATAAAACATTTAACCGATCTTTGCCATTTACTCCAGACATTTTATGAACGAAAATTATTAAGACCGGACGGGAATCCTTATTTAAAACTTAAAATTCATATTCCGCCTCAATTTGGAAAATCAAGAACATTGATCCGTTTTTGTATGTGGGCATTCGGGCAAAATCATTCTGAGCGGATTATTACCTGCTCATACAGTGATGATAAAGCCTCCGAGTTTTCAAAATATGCCAGAAATGATATTCAGGCTGAACGGATATTGCCTTATCAGATTGTTTATTCTGATATATTTCCGAATGTTAAAATTAAGCATAATGATTCAAGCATATTGCGCTGGGCATTGGAAAATGAACATTTGAGTTATAAAAGCGCGGGGATTGACGGAGGTGTAACCGGAACAGGCGGGACTATCAGAATAATTGATGATCCGATTAAAAACAATAAGATTGCTTATAATGATTTTGCCCTTGATACTATATGGAAATGGTATGCCAATACTTTTTTATCCAGGGCTTTAGGGGAACCGCTTGATCTGATTGTTATGACAAGATGGGCAAGTGGAGATATTGCCGGAAGGCTTGAAAATGAGCCGGTAGAATCAAAAGAATGGTACAGTTATTCACTTGAAGCCTATGATGAAAAGAAAAAGAAATTACTCTGTGATAAGTTTCTGCCCTGGTCAAGATATCTGTCATTACGGCGTTTAATGGACCCGTCTATATTCAGGGCCAATTATCATCAGGAACCTATTGATATTGAGGGCTGTCTATATCGAAGATTTAAGACTTATGATAAAATTCCGAAAAAAGACGGAAAGATTATCTGGGACAGGATTATTGCTTATGGTGATACGGCTGATGATGGCAGTGATTATTTGAGTATTCCGGTAGCAGGTCAGCTCGGAGAGGATCTGTATTTGCTTGATGTATTATATACCAAAGATCCGATGGAAGTAACGGAACTGGCAGCGGCAAAATTATTATACAGAAACGGTGTTAATTATGCTATGATTGAATCAAACAGCGGCGGTAAAGGATTTGCCCGGAATGTTAAACGGCTGTTGTCTGAAAAATTTCCAGATCATAAGGTTGTTATTAAATGGTTTCATCAGAGCGCTAATAAGCAATCAAGAATTAATTCGATGAGCGCTTATGTTCAGGAACATATTTATTATCCGGTTAACTGGTATGACCGTTGGCCTGGATTCTGGAAGGCAATAACTAAATATTCCAGAGAGGGGAAAAATAAACACGATGACGGCCCGGATTCTTTAACGGGATTATGTGAAATCTCAAGTACAAAGAAAAAAGCCCGGGCCGTTAAAAGTCTATATTAAATGTGGGGGATAAAATGAATTTTTCAAAATATTACGAGGTAATAAAATCTGATATAGCAGAAAATAAAAAACCGGCCGCGGAAACAATAAGTTCTGTTATTAATGATCCGGAACTGGTAACTGAACGACAGCGGGTTATGTCTCTTCTGGGCCGTTACAACCAGGAGCTTTATGCGGTTCCAATTCTTACAAGAAAATATATAATCGATGGTGAAGAACAGGCTGATAAAATCAATAACAAGATTAATGTTGATCATTTTTCTGATATTATTGATTTTAAAATCGGTTATTTGTTTGGTATACCTGTAATTTATTCTTTGCCTGATGATTATCCTGAAAAAACAAAAAAGATATTTAATGATTTTCTTAAATATACCTCGGTCGATGACCTTGACGCGGAAGTAGGAAGAACCGCGGCAATATGCGGTTATGGTGTTAAAGAAATATATATTGACAGCAAAGGCAATACTAATATTCAGGAAATTAATCCGGCAAATATTATTTTTATATCAAAAGAGAATTGTATTGATCATCCTGATTATGTTATTAAACATTATGAAATTATTGTAAATGATTCAATTAGGACAAAAGTTGTTTTATACGATTCACTTTATAAATATATTTATCTGTCTGATGCTACTGGTGAAACATTTTCTTTCCAGGAAAGAATAACACACTTTGCTGATATGGTACCGGTGATTGGTTATCCGAATAATAAGAGTTTGAAAGGCGATGCTGAAAAAGTTCTCAAGTTAATTGATGCTTATGATCGAACGCTTTCTGATATAAACAGTGAGATTGAACAGTTTCGTCTCGCTTATATGATCTTTAAAAATATTGTTGTTGATAAAGACCTGATTAAACAATTAAGGCAGACTGGCGGGCTTGAAGTTGATGAAGATGGTGATATTAAGTTTCTTACAAAAGATATTGCTGATACTGTTATAGAAAACCATCTTAACAGGCTGGAAAATGAAATATACAGAAAATCCCAGACACCGAATCTTGCTGATCAGGCATTCAGCGGGAACCAGTCCGGTGTAGCAATCCGATATAAGCTTCTCCCATTTGAAAGCAAATGTAAATCAACCGAACGAAAATCAAAGAATTCTAATAAACGCCTTTTCGAGGTACTTGGTACAATATGGGCAAAAAAGAATATAAAGATTAATTTTCTTGATATTGTTCAAAAGTTTACAAGGAATTTCCCGGCCAATGTTAAAGAAGAGTCTGAAACTCTTGAACACCTCTGGGGAAGAGTCCCGCGGAAACGGGTATGGTCATTGATGAGTTTTATTGATGATCCTGCTGAGGTGGAAAAGGAGTTTGAAGCAGAGCTGGAAGGTGATGAGGTAGAGGAACGGGAGAAAATTGAGACGCTAATTAAGAAAGCGGCCGGCATTGATGAGCAGGATGGTGAATAATGATTCAGGGGGAACAGACACTTATTCTTAATGAAATCATTATAAAAAAGGAATTTGAAAATTTTCAGAAGAAACTAAAAGATAATTATTTTCGTTCTTTGAAAAAAGTTGATAATATTCTTATTGGTCTTTATTCAAAATATGAGAAAGATGGTAAATTGACTTATGCAGAAATGTCAAAATATAATCGCCTTTCAAATATGAAAAAAAGTATCCGGTTTGAGCTGAATAAACTCGGGGAACAAAATATTAAAGAAATTGATACCTTATCTAAAAATATTTATGAAGAATCTTATTACAGAGTTTCTTATGGTTTGGCGCAGGATGCCGGAATATCAACCTTATTCGGCCGCGTTGATCCAAAAGCAATTGAAATCAGCCTGAATAATCCTCTTGATAAAATTGCCAAACTTTCCGGCAAAACCCGTATTAAGGAAAATGTTAACCGGATTATTACAGAATCTCTTACACTCGGTGAAAGTTATTTTAAATTATCAAAAAAATTGAAAACCGGCCTTGTTAAGGATATTTCAAACTGGGAGCGGATAGCCAGAACTGAAGTAAACCGTGTTCAGAATGAAGCAATAGAACGGAGTTATTTCCGGGCAAAAAGTAAAGGTGTAGAGGTGATAAGAGAGTGGGTCGCATCTATTGATGACAGAACACGGAGCTCTCACGCGTCAATGGACGGTCAGAGAGAGAATAAAGACGGTAAATTTATTTATCCGGGCGGCATTAAAACCGATATGCCGGGCCACGGTCCAGCAGGGGAAGTAATTAACTGCCGCTGTCGCACTATCGGTATTATCCCCGAGTTTGAACCTACTGAAAGAAGAATAAGGGGGGAGGGAATTGTTCAGGATATTTCATTTATTGACTGGGCAAAGAAGAACGGATATAAAAAAAATCAGTAGAAGGGTGGGTTAAAAATGAGTAAGAATAGAAATCTACATAAAGCAAAATCAGCAAAGAACGATGAGTTTTATACCCAAATTTCGGATATTGAAAAAGAACTAAAACATTATAGAAACCATTTTAAAAATAAAGTGGTTTACTGTAATTGTGATGATCCAAGAGTAAGTAATTTCTTTTTTTATTTTTCACATAATTTTGAAAAATTAGGCTTAAAGAAATTAATAGCTACATGTTATAAAAGTCAGAACGATTCTGAGAAAGCAGTTTATTTAGAATACGAAGGTGATAAGAACGGAAATAGAGTACCTGATGTTGATGAAATTGAAAAGGTGATGGTGACTTTAGAAGTCCTGAATGTATAGAACTTTTGAAAGAGTGTGATATAGTTGTTACTAATCCTCCGTTTTCTTTGTTTAGAGAGTATGTTGCCCAACTAATTGAGTATAAGAAGAAGTTCCTTATTATCGGAAATAAAAATGCTATCACATATAAAAAAATTTTTCCCCTAATTAAAAATAATAAATTGTGGTTAGGTATTACTTCACCTAAAGTTTTTCTTCGGCCGGATGGTTCTGAAAAAAAGTTTGGTAATATTGGTTGGTACACTAATCTGGAACATCA